AGAAGGCAGCGTGTCGTTACATGCAGTTTTCACCTGACTTGTACCCTATCAAAGATTACAAGTTTGTAGCTTCTAGTTCGTTAGGTATTGTTGCTCGTGAGTACGAAGTAACACAGCTAGTACAACTACTACAAACTATGTCTCCTGAGTCACCAATGTACCCAATGCTAATTGAATCCATTGTGGATAACATGGGCTTGGCTAACCGTGAGCAGATTATTGAGCAGCTACGTCAAGCTAATCAGCCTAACCCTGAACAACAGCAAGCCGCACAAATGGCACAGCAATTACAGATGGCTACGGCTCAGGCTCAATTAGAACAGATGCAAGCTATGACAGCAGAGATTGTATCTCGTGTACAACAAAATCAAGTTGAAACTCAGCTACTACCTGTTGAGGAAGAAACTAGACGTATATCTGCTATGGCTAAAAATATGCCGCTTGATGAGTTTAAACAACTTATTGAAGTAGCTAAGTTAGAGCTAAAGGAAAAAGAAATTAGTAGTCGAGAAGAGATTGTCAAGCTTCAAATGGCAAATCAAAAATAAAATCCTTGACAAGCCATGAACAATATGGTATAATATATTAAGTATATAAATTTAACTAACTTCACCATACAGGAGAATGAATGTTAGAACCAGAGGTAGAACAATACTACAACACTTATTTTGAATTGTTTATGCAGGAGGGTTGGGAACAGTTTATGGCTGATGTCCAACAAGCCGTAGATACAATTCAGATACTCGCAATCCAAGATGCCAAAGAGTTACATCTAGCACAAGGCCAACTGCAAGTATTTCAAAGACTCCTTACATGGCAGGACTCCATAACTAATACTTATGAAGCTGCCTTAGAGGAAGCAAATTACACAGAGGAGTCAGATGCGTAGGCTATTTGACTTCAAGTGTATAAACAACCACGTAACAGAACATTTCACTGAATCCGACCAAAGACAAGTGTTATGTTCTGAATGTGGTCACACAGCAACGCGGATAATTTCTGGTACTTCTTTTAAGTTAGACCAAACCTTTGCAGGTGAGTCTATCAAATGGGCAAGAAGACACGAGAAAGCCGCTAAACAATAATTCCACAATACTTTTATAAGTACGGAGAAATCATTAAATGGCTAAGGTAATAGACCCCCTTGATAACCAAGAACTAAATTTACAAGAAGACGAAGAACTTGTCAACCTTTTCGGCGAACAAGAACCACAACAACAAGAAGAACAAGAAGCTGCTCAAGTAGAGACAACAGCTACACAAGAACCTGAAAGTACTGTCCCTGATAAATATCAAGGTAAGTCCATTGAGGAGATTGTGCAGATGCACCAAGAGGCTGAAAAGCTGGTTGGTCGTCAGAGTTCTGAAGTTGGTGAGCTTCGTAAAATTGTAGATGACTTTATCAAGACAAAGGCAGAAGAAACCAAGCAAGAAATAAGTCCCAACAACTCAATGGACGATGAAGTAGATTTCTTTGACAATCCAAAGGAAGCTGTCGCTAGAGCAGTTGCTGGTAGTACTGAGATGAAACAGATGCAAGAGCTACTTGCTGCACAAAAACAGCAAGAAGTCTTAGGCAAAATTTCAGCTAAACACCCGGACTACATGGAGGTTATTCAAGACCCTGCATTTGGTGAATGGGTTAAAGGTTCTACCGTACGTGTTGAGCTATTACAACGAGCTGACAATTATGATTTTAATGCAGCAGACGAACTATTAACAGTTTGGTCTGAGCGCAAAGAAGTTGTAGAAAAAGTTAAGGGAGTAAATGAGCAAGACCGTAAGCAACAGCGTAAAGCTGCAACAACTGGAGGCAAAGGTTCAGGAGAACCAATCTCTCGTAAAATCTATAAACGTTCGGATATAGTCCAACTAATGATAAGTGACCCAGAACGCTATAAAGCTAATGTCGATGAATTTGACAGAGCTTATAGAGAAGGTCGCGTTAAATAATCTTAACTTATAAAGGTATATAAAAATGGCAGGTTTAGGTAATTCAAATCACGTCACACCAACCAATGTGGACGCTTTTGTCCCAGAGATTTGGTCAGACGAAATCGCAGCAGCTTACAAGTCTAATCTTGTAATTGCTAACTTAGTAAAGAAAATGAGTCATGTTGGCAAGAAAGGTGATACACTTCACATTCCT